AATCAAACGGAATTGCTGGCATCTCAACCTTTGACTTAACCGTCCGGCTTTCATATTTCCAGGACGTTTTCATTACTCCCAAATTAAACCTTGCCATATCTAGCAAAGCCTGCACCAACTTAGAATGATAATTGGTCAACCTGACTTCCCGATCAAGAATAGTTTGGCAGACTTCAAGTTTGCGTCCGTTGTCCTCTGGTCCAGAAGCAATGAGTTCAAATACAGATTCTTTCTGCGTGTAGGCGAGAAATAGAAAGGTCACAAGCGTATTGACCTGCGCGTAGGATAGAGGGACAATCATCTTCTCCGGCTCCCGCTTTGAACGTGCTCTCATGTCATGCGCATCCGGTGTGCGAACCGCGCGGTAGGTATCCAGAGCTTTGTCCCAAGCCTCATAGTTTGTGCAAATGACACCACGTGCGCGGTTCACATTTTTGACAAGAAGTCGACGAAGCTCGTCAAGTTTCTCATCGTGAACCTCGGCTTTAAGGCGTTTGATGATTTCTGGAGTCATGGTAATAGATTATTATTAACAAGTTTTTTACGAATGTAGTCCATAAGCACTTGTTGGTCCTGCGACTGCGTAGCAGCCATCGCTTCTTTAACAAAAAGATCAGCTCCTTGTTGCATTTCAGCAGTGGGTTTTAATGCAACCATCCCATGCAGTTTTGCTGCTGGATCTTTTGTAATTGCATAACCATTAGCACTAGCATCGTTAAATTTCTTAAAAAACATCTCATCTCTACTTGGAGCAACACCACCAAGTCGTTGATTGATTGCCAAGATCAAACCAGGCAACAAGTCTACTTCCTTTTTAGGCTGATTAAATGCAATCACCTCAGGAATTGGTTGTTGAATTGGAACATTTGACATAAAATTAACCTATAAGTTTTGCTAAAGAACCACCGCTTAGCGGTGTCAAGTCCATTGACATGTCTAGACTTCTGAGCTGTTCCTCGCGAATCACTTGCTTCTCAACATTAACCCAGTCAAGGCCGACAACGCAAGCGCGGTAGAAACATTCCATCATGTGGTCATCTTTGTCAACAGGTTTTTCTTTTTCTTTATCCCACACGTAGGTGTAAAATTCTCGAATAGTCTCCGAACAAGACGAGCAGAAATACACATTCTTTTCCTTCACCAACTCCTGCTTAGCTTTCTGAATTCCCGTCGACAGCTCCTTCGGCGCGGGCATCACATTCAACCCATTTTGCACAAACACATCTGCATAGCACGTCCCGTCAATCGGATTAGGAATAAACGCAATCGGATCAATGCAAATCTGCCACGGCACACGGCCCTTCAGTGTCGACTGAATTATCCTGCAAAGATCATTGATATAACACGCAGAGAAAATCTCTTGATAACAAAACGCCTGTCCAGTCGGCGCCGTTGCCCAGAACTGAACCGCGTGCGGAGTCCGTGGGTGCGGATCAATAAATACCCGAATAGTATAATTATCTGGCGGTTCATCATAATCCTTCCAGCCCTTCGGCAACTCCGTATAGACATGCTTCTCCTGATCGAACTCAGGATAAACCAACCCTTGCGACGACTTAGGCAACCCAAAAATACGACTCAGTCGCTCAGTCTCTGTCAAGTCATTAGCAAACTGATCAATATTCTCCTTTGCAATCGTCGTATTGTCATAACTTGAACCAGTCATAATCCACCGCTCAGGATACTGCTCCCAAGAGAATCCATTCTCAAACGAACTTTTCATCATCTTCACCGGAAGAAAGTATTCATTGATCCACTGTTCCGCAATCGGCGTGCAAGTAAACCAAGCTGAGCCACCAGTGTCAATCAACCCACGCGCATTCGCCTCCCACATCTTTTTTGGTATCGGCTCATCCACATGAATCCAATCCCACTGCGAGCTTTCCTGCGCCATTGGGTTAGCCATAAAGCTCTTAACCGTATCAAGTGAAATCGTCGAGATCCCATCGTAAATATTCTTAACCTCAATGGTGTCAATCTCTCCCGCCTGATTCTTATGCAAATGGTGTATCCGCTCCTTTGGAATAAGTTTCATCAACTTACCCTGCCCTTGCCCTTCTTCCTGCGACGTAAAGATTTCCCGCGCCTTATCCCAGTCAGCCACAAGAATCACACCTTTTGTAGATCGTCTCGGTATTCCAAGATGACGCACAGGATCACTTTCAGGGAGCCAGAGCCGTGCGCCAAGAGCAAAGGCGCAGTCCTCGGCAGCACCGCAAGTGGATTTACCAAAGCGGTTTCCAGTGCGAAGGTAGCGGCGCTTGTGTTTTGCTGCGGCGTGGAATAGAGATTGTTTGGAGTGCGGGCGGTAAGCATAGATGCCATAGGCTGCACGAAGTTTCTTTAGACGGCGGAGAGATTCAAGCCGTTCTTTTTCTTCAGGTGTCATGGTTGTTAAGCCCAGGGAAGGAAGGTTATTTGGTCAAGGTTAGAGTTAGTGTATCCACCTTCATTGAGAGCAACTTCAGGTAAATAGACAAGTGCGCCAGGGGTTATGGCATAAGTTGTTGGAGTGCCAGCAATGGTGTCGTTATCCCAGCGGACTTCGCAGGGAATTGGTGTGTGAACAGCTAAGCGGGCTTCCCAGTGAATTGTTTCACCGAGGATAGATTCTTCGCTACCCTCAAAGTTACCGCCGGTGTTGGTGATCATGTAGTAAGATGAACCGCCCATTTGACTGGTTCCTTGGTAGGCGTGAGCAACTGATTGACTAGTCGTTGAAATGTCAAACCAGTCAGTCCATGGGTCCCAGTCAGGACTAATGGAACTTAAATGCGTTCGCATGTCATCTTCGGAAGTAGCGTCAGCAAACGTCCATGTGGTATAAGGGCTAACTGGAGCACCGTAGTTAAAGCTGGAATCGTAGTCTGTATCGGTAACCGTGTAAGGGTCACCGTCATAGCCGGAAAATGTTCTTTCTTCAAACCACGTGCCATTGGCAAAATGATTAGTCATTGTTGCTACACGAAACATACCGCCAGCTCCATCGCTGAAATAGCCAATAATTTTATACTTAGTCCCATAACGGCTTTCGCCCTTAAGTCTAACTCCGGTGTAAGCATAGAAAGGCATACTATAATCCAGGGTAGGTTGTTACAAGAATACCTGTTCCACTCCCATCAAGGCTATCTTGAATTGTTAGTCCAATAGGACCGTAGCCATTCTGTAAAGTTTTAACTCCATCAACAAATGTGGCTAAGTAGATTTTATAACTGCCACTTGTGCTAGAGTTATCAGAAATGCTTGGTGCCGTTGTTGTTACAGTTACTGTAACTGTCAATGCAGTAAATGCTGACGTTACAAAAGAACTACCGCTGTATGTCTGTTTAGACAGTGTGCCACTAATGTTAAGTCTTACATACTGTGTTCCAGACGTTGGAATTGTTAACAGCGGAGCTGGAGAATTATCTAACGGTGTTCCACTTATTGTTGGCATTACTCCGCCCACCAACCCAGCAATAACTCGACCGCCGATAGAGACTGTCAACGGTTTTGGAGGTCCGCCACCAGAGATGTCATCCAATGGCCGTGTCCACTGGCGAAAGTCAGCCAGCGTCGACAGCAATTTAAGATGATTATAAAGTTTAGCAGTCTCTCTCATGTGTTAGGTTTGTAAGCGGTGAGTCTATTCCTAATCCACATTCCATTAACAAACTTCTGTTCATCACGGACAACCATTGAAGCAGGCCAGTCTAAGTAATTAGTAGCTGGAAATGAGGCTGAAAACGACGAAGCTGGATAGCGGTTATTTGGACCAAAGGTAACACTAAAGTTAATCAATGGATGCAACGTTTCTGACAAGCTAAAACTACCAATACCGTAATAAAATTGCATTGGTTGCGGAAGAAACACTGGTGATAGTGGAATAGTGAATTTACTTTGTGACACAAATGTCTCATCCAGCGTTCTAACCGCCCCGCTAAAGCCTTCTTTGACATATGGAATATACGTCACGTCAGCCAAATAGTCATTCCCTTCACTGTCTTTTGCCTCAAAATTAACAACATTCAGATTTAACAAAACAGCTGGCCAACTCATCGCTGGTTTAAACTCTGGTATGCTCAGCACAGGTGTGGAAATATCTCCACCAGTATACGGAGGAACAAAGCAGAATCTCAGACAACCGCCTGACCGTTCTTCTTGTCCTGTGTAAACTAGCGAGCCGTAACTATCTAGCGCATCGCCCTTAGGAATATCCTCCGCGGTCATAAAGTTTGCTAGCGTCGTTCCCTCAGTTAACACCGTAGTCGACTTAAAATACTTCTCATCAACCCACAGCACTAACGAGCGGGTATTAATAGTCCCAGGAACCTGGAACAGTTCATATCTAACTTTTTCAGAAATTGCTCCCATAATTTATTTCCTCCAAGATGACCAACCGCCCAGCCGAACACCCAGCCAGCGGAACCACGAACGACCTAACGAAACACCCTTCAGCCTAAGCAGTTCATAATAAACCGCATCGGCCTGTTTTCTCTCCACTGAGACAAATTCACCAGTCAGCGTGACGTAACCCTTATTTTGATAAAGATAATCATGCACAGCTGCGGCCCGCTTACTTTCGCCGCGTGGACGGGAGATAGAAAACAGCACCGTTGGAATACTTTCTTCAAACACAAAGCCCTGCGGAACTGTAACGGTGTCATACAGAACCTCAGAGTAGACTGTCAGCGGGTCCATCAAGCGCAACTTCTGCGTCTCAGAACCCTCTGACACATCTTCAAATCTCGGTGAATTTAGAAAGTAAGCTCTCATAGCATTTCAGCAATAGCTGTGCCAGATGTCAATGCCAGCTCAGTGAACCGCATAGGGCGATACAGACCTGCAGGTAGTGTTGCACCCACAATGTCAGCATCACCATCATAATCAGGCTCAAATGTCACGCTGGCAATAACCGCCTCCGTGAGAACTTGAAGCCCAAAGTAACGACCCACCGGAGCCGCTGTGGAGCTATTGACAAACTTAAAACCAGAATCTGAATGATCGCGAATATTTCTCATAACTAATTATTTTTGTTTTTCTTCCAGCAGTTCTTGTTCAAGACGCTTTAGCTCCTCTGCTGGATCTTCAGAGATAGCGCCATTTGTATGATGAACGAAATTAGTCGGCTTACCGCGATACCGATCAAGCAAATCCTGTGCAGCCTTCAAGCGGACCTGGTCCGATACTGAATTATGCATCAAATCTTGCTGGACAATAACCGCCTCCACAGCCGCCGTCTTTAACATCTTCGTAATATCACCCGAGAACTCATTGTGAATAATCGTTGACACCAAAGACTGAAACCAAGGCTGCCGCGACCAGTTAGAAACCGTCGCCTCGGCCACATTTAATTCAAACGCAATCGTCTTAATCTTCGCACCCGACGCCATCATATACGCCGCTGTGCGGTGAATAGCCTTTTCCTTCTGAATTTCCTGCACGGGCGGCTTCGCGCCATGAAAAGTCAAGCTTGGCGGTGCTGTTGGAGGTAGCACATCCAGCCCTGGGCCAGGAAAACTTACCGACGGTGTGTCGATTAGTGGTTGAATGTTGAGGATCATATGAGTTTTTGAATGTCTAGGTTAACCGCTTGCAGCTTTTCACGAGCTTGGGCGAGGGTAAGACCAAAAGTGGTTTGAAAGTGAGGTGTTTCTTGGAAGGATTTCCAGTTACCAGCCCATTCGATGTCGTGTTCGGTGGCAATTTTGCCAAGAAAGGTGTAGTAACTGTCGGCAAGGTTGGGGTTGGCGCTGTCAAGATACTGACCGTTTTTGAATAAGCCGAGGTCGATGGCGAGGCCGTAGTTGTGCCAGGAGGAACCTGGGCGGGCTTTGGTGACGATCTTGCCAGGTTTAGTCCGACCTTGCGCGTAAAGAGCCGCCTGAGCGGACCAAGAACGTAAACCAGAGATGACTTCAAGAGTAGCACCCTGGGTAGAGAGAAAAATTTCAGCTTCCTTGAGAAAAGGTTCAAATTTAGCCAAAGCTTTTTTGTTAAGCGAGCCAAGGTTTTCAATAGTCCGTTTAGTTCTCATCTTTTTTGATTAGGGATATAGCAAGCCAGAGTAATGAAATGACAACGGCAATAACAATGCCGGCAAACTCTTGAAGTGTTGTTGGAGTATTCATTGATGCATCAGGCGAAAGATTTGTTCTCGAAGCTCTTTGCGGTCACGATCACAATCTTCAATGTGCTTTTCACACCGTTGGATATGTTGTTCCATTCCGTCCAGCCGCTCTGACCGCTCACGGTTAAGCTCGCGGACTAGCTCGGTGTTAGAACGGGAAAGCCACCAAACGGCAATGCCCAGCAGGATAGCATGCAATCCAGAAGGAGCAAGAAGGTCTATAATTTCAACAGGAACTGCGGCTATCATTGTTAGATTTGATTTGTGAAGGTGATTTTGTTGTTAGGGTCATCTAGTAATCTAACGCTAGAATTACCGGCAGAACCGCTCATGCCGGCTATGTAGTTGCTATATGCAGTTCCATTTGCTCCCGTAGAACCAGCAGAACCGCCTTCAGCAAAACCACCACCATAACCTCCATTTCCAGGAATTGCGGAACCTGTTGCACCTGCAGCCCCACCGGCTCCACCAGCTCCAGTTTTGTAATAATTTGTAACGGTAGAATTGGCACCCTGCCCATGCGTGTAACAGTCATAAACGTAAGCATTACCGCCTGTGCCACCACCACCATTATTACTGTTACAATATGCGTCTCCACCATTGCCACCATTTCCACCGTTCGGGTAGTTAGCACTGCCATCACCGCCATTACCGCCGTTACCTCCATAAGCACTACCAGCATTACCACCAGTTCCTCCAGCGGCACCAGGTCCGTTGTAGGCGTATAGGTTGCTAATGATACAACCATTTAAGTAAATATGCTCAACGGCTCGTGATTGGCCATTATCACCAGTTCCACCACTAGTTGCATCGTCATCGACTGTTGCACTGTCACCGTTTCCACCGTTGCCAGCAGCACTATACTCATCCGCGTTAGATCCATTTGAGCCGCTAGAGCCATAAACGCTATCCACACTTGTTCCACTTTCCCCTACAGATGCACCAGCAACTCCTTCTGCATGAACATTACCTAGATCCAAATGAGTCAAATGCAGTTCTTCCGTCTGCCAAGCAGCTTCGATGTCAGTTATTGTTTGTTTTGATTCACCTATTCCTTCAATATGAACAGTGCCAACATTTTCTGCACTTTGATTTGCTACAATAGCAACTGTGGGAATTGTGTAATTGACATCAAGACTTAATGTTCGTGTGCCAACCGCTGGTCCAGCAATGTTTAGTTTTGCATTATTCCAAGCAAGAATAGAACCTGGAGACTCCATACGAATTTCTGCCGTGGCTTCTGTGCTACCACTAACGAACAAATCTTTGTCACCAGCGAGAATGGTTATGTTGTTTGTATCAATTACCAAAACATAATCATCCGCATATTCGGATGCCAACGCAGCAGCCAGCGTAGTGTCAAAATTATCACTGTGCAGCGACGTGCGGAACCAGTTAAGCGGCTCAGCACCGCCTCCAGCTTCTAGTGTTGATTGAAGTCTAAGTCCAAGTTTTGGCATATCGGTAAGTCGTTGTTACCCAGAATAACTAAAATGGTCTAACGATCACTTCTTTGTCGAGTCACGAATAAAGAAGATGATCGGGCGGGCTTCTGGAATCGGTTTAACCGCAGGGCGAGTGAGTTTCATAAAGAGTTCCTTTAGGCGGGAATGTAAGCGGAGAAAGCCAAGCGGTCAAATAAAATCAGCACAAGTCCCCTTTCCGGTTTTGTGTTTTGCTCCGCGCGTGGGTGAGGGATGTAATATAGGCACCAAGCCCCCCAAGGGCAAAGGTATCCTCTTGAGATTGAGTCTCAGTCGCAATAGAGTTTTGAGACTGAGTCTCAGTAGCAATGAGATTGAGACGCAGTTGCAAAAGGGTAGGTTATTGAGATTGAGTCTCAATAGCATTTTAGGGGAAGGGGGAAAGGGGATTG